GAATCTTACGATTCTGAATTAGAGATACAAATGGAATTGGATTTATTAGGTTCTTTACTTGAGGACCTATTTTAATTAGTAAAAAGGAGAAATTAAAATGAAAAATGTTATTGCAAAAGTATTGATGTTAGTATTAGGTAAAGTGGTCTATTGGCCACTCTACCTATATTCTGTAATGTTGTGCAAGTACTTCGGTACGACACTTGATAATGTTCTTGAAGACAACTCTCGCTTCAAT